GCGGTGTGCAACTTAAGCGCCTTACTCGTATTACGGGTTCGGATGCTGATACGCACGCACTTGTGGTCGTGGCATCTTATGATGGTAGCGCAACAGCAGAAGAGCTTATGGAAGCCCTTACAGGCTCTATGGGCGCTTCAGAAGCGGTCGGTACAATTTCGTCCGGTTCTTGGGCCATCACTGACGACTTCGTCGAGGGTGGTGCTCTTGGTTCTGTGGTCGGTGACGATCCGTGGGGTCTTGAGAACAACCAGAACATCCCCGAGATTGACATCAAGGTCGATTCCGTGGCTGTCACGGCTGTGACCAAGAAGCTCAAGGCTAAGTGGACACCGGAGTTGGGTCAAGACCTTAACGCCTACCACAACCTTGATGCTGAGGTTGAGCTTACTTCAATTCTCTCTGAGCAAATTGCTCTTGAGATTGATCGCGAGATCCTTGAAGACCTCATCCGTGGTTCAGCTGCTGGTACTAAGTATTGGGCCCGTTCGCCCGGTCTCTTCGTCAACCGTGATACGGGCGCCGAAGTTGGTGCTAACACCAAGGCCCCGGACTTCACCGGTACAGTCAGTGAGTGGTATGAGACTCTGGTTGAAACCATTAACGATGTGTCGGCGGCAATTCACCGCAAGACTCTTCGTGGTGGGGCTAACTTCGTGGTCGTAGGACCTGAAGTCGCCAACATCCTTGAGTTCACCGCTGGGTTCCGTGCTTCCGTCACTAGTGACGACGAGCGCGGCTCAATTGGTGCGGTTAAGGTTGGTTCGCTTACCAAGAAGTTCGATGTTTACGTCGATCCTTACTTCTTGCGTAACGTGGTTCTTGTCGGCCGTCGCGGCTCCTCTTTCCTCGAAAGCGGATTCGTATACGCTCCGTACGTACCACTGCAGACCACACCCACCATCTTCGGACCCGAAGACTTCGTGCCCCGTAAGGGCGTGATGACTCGCTACGCCAAGAAGATGGTCCGTCCTGATATGTACGGTCTTGTCGTGATTCGCGGCATGATTGGCGAAAGCGGCTCTAGCACCTAAGCTCTAAGCTAAGCATACGCTAAATATTTAAAGCCCCCGTCGATTGGCGGGGGCTTTTTGTTTTTGGAGCAAAAAGTTAAAAATGTCGATTCTCTCAAGTTTTTCGCCGGTAAATTTTTGAGATTTTCGTTTTTGACAATAATGGTGAACTACTTAGTACGTACGATAGGTACATTATATAGGAGATTATAACATGGGCAAGAAATGGAAACGTCTGTTAGTTGCACGAAGAGCCGCAGCCAAGGGTGCCGCGACAACGCCGGCCGAGACGGTCGCAGACGAGGTGGTCGCCGAAGCCCCCGCAGTTGAGAAGGTTGTCGAGGCGCCTAAGCAGGTCAAAACAAAGGCTAAAGTTAAAACCGCCAAAAAGAGCACCAAGGTGAGCACCAAGGTGAAGACCGCAACCCTTGACGATCAATAAATAAACAATTTATTGAGCGCTGAGTTTTGTGGTTGTATCCACTATTTATGTAATAGGAGGGTCTTTGGGTGCCAACCAACCTTAGTCCAAAATCACAAACTAGTACGGTAATCTTAACACCAACCGGCAGCACCGACTTGGTAACAGGGTCGCTGCCGTTTGGTGTCTATACTGGATCGACCGCTTTTATCAGCGGCGCCTCAGATCAAGTCGCATATGTATATAAAAAGCTGGGTGGCGATGTTGTTGATATTGAACTTACCCCATCTAATGTATACGCAGCGTATGAAGAAGCCGTTCTAGAATATTCATATATAGTTAACTTGCACCAGGGCAAAAATGTCCTCTCCAGTGTGCTGGGCAACACCACCGGCACATTTGATCATAAGGGCGACTTGACCGACGGCCCCTCTGGGGTGAATCTTAAATATCCTCGCTTTCAGGTAGGATATGGTCGCAAAGTGGGCGATACCATGATCACAATGGCCGGCCTCGGCGGAACTCAGCCTCAATATTCGGCATCATTCAAACCTGTTAGTAAACAACAGGACTATGATCTTCAACAGATTATTGAGGATGCATCAACGTCCGGAGAAGACTCCGCAGGAAAGGCCGTGCCCTTCTCTGGAAAAGTCGGCGACAAGCGAGTAATCATCACTCAAGTGTTTTATAAGACTCCTCGCGCCATGTGGCGTTTCTATGGGTATTATGGCGGAATTGGTGTGGTAGGAAATGCGTCAACATACGGCCAATTTGCTGACGATTCAACATTCGAACTAATCCCTACGTGGCAGAATAAAATGCAAGCTATCATGTATGAGGATTCTTTGTTTACGCGAACATCCCACTGGTCCTACGAACTGATCGACAATAAGTTGCGATTATTCCCAGATCCGGGTTATTGGGATTTCTCAACCTTGGATCGAATGTGGGTGAGATTTTATATTGACGATCAGAACGCGTGGGATGCAAATAGTGGATACGCAGACGGCACCAAAGGCATCAATAACCTCAACACGGTCCCGTTTGACAATCTTCCTTACGAAAACATCAACTCTATGGGCAAACAATGGATTCGCAAGTATGCGCTGGCCCTCTCTAAAGAGATGCTGGGACAAATTCGAGGAAAGTTTACCCAAATTCCCATTCCCGGCGAATCGGTCACGTTAAATCATTCAGAGCTGTTAGCTCAAGCTAAAGAGGAGCAGCAGCAACTTAGAGACAAGCTAAGAGAAATGCTAAATGAGGTTGAATACAAAGAGCTAGTTAAATATGACGCAGAAACAACAGACGCAGTCGCAACTACATTTAAGGGGTCGCCTTTGCCGATCTTTGTGGGGTAATGAAAAATGTCAGATGAATGGAAGAGACCAGCCAGCCCCCCGCCCCCGCTCTTCTTAGGAAAGAAAGAGCGAGACCTAGTCAAGCAGGTCAATGATGAATTAATTGAAAAGGTCATTGGTCAGCAAATTCTTTATTATCCTATTGATATGGAGGCCACTGATTTCCATGAATTATATGGAGAAGCCATTGAAAAAACCTATCTTCCCCCCATTAGGGTTTATGCCTTAGTCGAATTCACAGACTTTTCTACTGAATATATGCCCGACGCCGGCATTGACAAAACATGGGAAATTAACATACATTTTCACAATCGCCGGCTTGAAGAAGATCAAGATCTGTATGTTCGAGAGGGAGATTTTGTTTTGTATGGTAGTTATTACTACGAAATAGTCAAACTTACCGAGCCTAGGAAGCTATTTGGTCAAGTTGATTATGATTTTGAATTGTCTGCCCGGTGTAGACGAGCAAGAAAGGGATTATTCGATGCTACCTGATGATTTTAGCTTTGCGATGCTTCCACCCGGCACCAAATCGGGCACTTTGCGCGAATTGGGGATGCTAGCCTCAACTTTGGAAACCATTGATCATGCTTTGGTTTCTTGGGTCAAGGAAGATCTTAAACTAAGCGCCCGCACAAACGAGGGGTTCACAGCAGTGCCTATTCTCTGGCAGGCGCCCGAAAGATCTTATCAAATCAAAAATGAAAAGTCTTTGCGAGATGATGGGGGCGCTTTAAAACTCCCCCTCATTAGTGTTGAGCGCACAACGGTGGTAAAAGATCCCCAGCGCAAGGGCGGCTTTCAGGCTCAGATATTCTCCGATAAAGAAAATGGACGTACTGGGCGCGTTGTTCTTGCAAAGAGAATTAAGCAAGACAAGACACGCAATTTTGCTGTGGCCGTAGGAACTCGCTCGAACAGTGACGGCGATCCTCAGCAGCACTACCCTCGCACTAACAAAAAAATTGTTATTCAATCCTTGTCTATTCCAATTCCTGTTTATGTGAATGTAGATTACAAGATTACCATTAAGACAGAATATCAACAACAGATGAATCAATTGGTCGCCCCTTTTATAGCTCGAACTGGCCAAATTAACTCATTCATCATGAGGCGCAATGGCCACCTTTATGAAGCGTTTATCGAACAAGATTTCGCGCACAACAACAATGTAAGCAACCTTGAAGAAGAGATGCGCATGTTTAGCACGGACGTGACGATTCGGGTGTTAGGATATTTAATCGGGGAAGGAGTTAATGATGATCGCCCCATCGTGCGCATCGATGAGAATATCGTCGAGGTCACGTACCCCACGGAAGAAGATGGACTAAACGGTGAATCATTGTTTGGTGGGGCTGATTTTTCCGATGCCTCGATTGAAGATGAGGACCGCGAAGGCCCGTTTGACGCCAGTGACTACATACGCTCGGCCTAATAGGAGCGTAAATAATTAATTTTACTCACTTCCTGAACTCAAACGCAGATTCTGCGGTTACTTCAGGAGTTTTAACGACTTTTGAAATTGAAAATACTATTTACAGGTGATGGCAAAAACAATCCACGTCATTTGTTTTAAGAAGGAAGGGAATTAAGAATGTCAGTAAAAGATTTTAAGTTTGTATCTCCTGGGGTTTTCATTCAAGAGATTGACAACTCATTTGTGCCGAAGTCGGCAGATACGATAGGTCCAGTTATTATTGGTCGTGCACGTCGAGGCATTTCAATGCAGCCGGTGAAGGTAGAATCCTACTCCGAATTTGTTGAAATATTCGGAGATACCGTACCGGGCAATGCCGGCGGTGATGTTTCGCGCTCGGGAGTAGATCTACAATCTCCTATGTACGGAACGTATGCAGCAAAGGCATTCTTAAGATCAAACGTTGCACCCCTTACATATGTGCGCCTTCTCGGCCACGATGTTTCAGATGCTGAGACTCAAGGCTATTCAGGATGGAAAACCGATAACTTCATGAGCGGAGGTGTCAATGCCGGCGGCGCCACTGGCCTTTTTGTTGCGCAATCTTCTTCCAACGGCCCTTACACGGGCACCAGCGCGCTGCAGCTAGCCGCTATTTTTTATAATGACAAAGGTGGTGCAGCACTTAAGGGAACCATTTGGGGCTCGGGTTCTGATGGTGGAACACACACTGCTGCAGCAACGATGATTACCTCTGACGCAAACGGAGTATTTACAATGACGATTAGCGGTTCTGACGCAGCCTCCTCAGCGATTAACTTCAGCTTGAATGACAATTCTGAAAACTATATTCGGAAAAAATTCAACACAAATCCCCAACTAAGAGTCGGGGGCGATTTTTACAATTCTGCCGTTGAGAAAGATTGGTGGCTTGGCGAGACATTCGATCAAGAAATTAAAGATGCCGGATTGGACTCTGCCGCAGCTCTAGTCGGAGTCCTCACGGGTATTCAGCTTAGCGGCTCATCGACATACGAGGGCCCAGCAAACATGCATGGACAATCAGCGCGCGAATCGATTAGCGGATGGTTCATCGGACAAGATTTGGGAGATTCAGCAACATTTAATGTTGAAAACGACAACTTGAAGTTGTTCCGCCTCCATGGCCGCGGCCACGGAAAGTGGTTATCTGAAAATTGCAAAGTTTCTATTGAGAAAATTAGGCCGTCTAGCACCACAACGAGCGATTTTGGAACGTTTTCTATTGTAATTCGCGCCATTAATGATAGCGACAACTCGCCGCAAGTACTTGAGCGCTTCGATAACCTTAACCTAAATCCGGAGTCTGATAACTATATCCTGCAGGCGATTGGAGATCAGTATTACACATGGAACGAAGATCTTCGCACGCTTCAATTAAATGGCGAGGATGGATATGCCAACCGATCTAAATATATTAGAGTCGAAGTTTCCTCAATTGTCAAGGGTGGTGGTTCACCAACCCTGGTGCCGTTTGGCTATTACGCCGGCCCGAAACTTTCGGATATTACTGTAGGCCTTGATCAGTCAGGCTCCGTCGACTACGAAAATCAGTACATTATTATCGATCAGGATTTGCCGGACTATGATGGCGCCGGCCGCGCGGCCACCGCGCCAATTTCAGCTTCTGTCGTGAGCATGACGGGCACGTTAGCCTTCCCGGTTGTAAGACTGAGAAACTCAGCCTCTGATGGCGGATTGGTAAACTACCGCGATGCGTATTTCGGAATGCAAACGACGCGCACATCCGGTAGCACTCAAGCGCTTCCTGGTGTGTATGAGGCCAACAATCTTTGGACTCAAGCAGCAGCAGTCAGCGACCCTTCCACGCTTAGTGTAAATGGTGTTGACGCGTACGCATATATCTTCACGCTCGATAACATCCGCACAGGAAGTAGCACTACTGGATTCTATTATGAATCAGGCTCACACGTGGACGGCAATTCTGTAACCGGCCGTCAATCCGGGAGCGCATCGAGCTACAAGACACTTCTCGATAAGGGAATAAATCAATTTACTGCTCCATTCTTCGGAGGTACCGACGGCTTTAACATCCGCGTACCAGATCCGATGTACAATGCTGGAATGTCTTCCACGTCTACCAACCAGACAGACTATATATACTACACCTGGAAGAGAGCGATTGATACAGTCGCCGATCCGGAGTTTGTTAATATGAATGCTCTGGCTGCGCCAGGCCTAGGCTTGGATAATTTGACCGGACACATGGTTAGTCTGTGCGAGGCCCGGGCGGACACTCTGGCGCTCATTGATCTGCAGGACGCCTACAAGCCAGAAGCCGAAGGTGGATTTAGTTCAATTACCAATTCTTCCGAACGGGTAACTTACACCGCAACGCAATTGGCCAACAACCTTAAGGATCGACGCATCGACTCAAGTTACGGCGCGACATTCTATCCGTGGGTACAGACACGCGACCAGAATACTGGCCAGCTTGTGTGGATTCCGCCCACCGTAGCTATGATGGGCGTCCTAGGAAGTTCAGAGCGCAAATCGAAGATTTGGTTTGCTCCGGCCGGCTTTAACCGCGGCGGCTTGAGTGATGGCGCCGCAGGCATCCCCATTACACAAGTCACCACTCGACTTTCGTCGAGGGACCGTGATACGCTGTATGAAGCGCGCATTAACCCGATTG